TGCGTAGTTCATTGTGTGACCTCCATGGTCGTTTGGGCCGTTGCGTTATTGCTCGGGCGATGGTGCCGAGCATAAGGATTTCCGCCCGACAGCGCAACCGGCAGGACTGAGGCCTAGTGTTTATGCGGGTTTCAGAGGCACCGGAAATCTACCGGTTTTTTGCCTTCGGGATTTCCCTTGTATTTCAATAGCTTACGAGTGCTGAGCGACCCTACCTGCTGGAATATGCTTGTATACTAGTGTCAAACCGCTGTCGCAGGGGCATTCGACCCCACTGTCGCGGGGGCATTCGACCCCACTACCGGAGAGCGTCCGACAGCGCACTGGGAGCTGGCGTGTGTGTTCGTGTGTGCGTACTCATGCGACCCCACAGTCGGGAGCGACAGCCCCCATATGCATTGTCAGCCATGGTATGCCGCTGGGTTATGGCATGGGGTGAGCGTGAGCGTGCTGGTGGGTGCCGCACCTGCCTCTCTCCTGCCTCAATTCTGCGCCTGCATAGCCTGTGCATAGCCCAATGACGGCGTATGCTCGGCCGAATGACCCGCGAATGGCTCGCGAACGGCGGGGGCAGGGGCCTGTTCGGGCGGCGGCTGGCTTGCGTTTGGCGCTTCCGCTTGCAAAAGGGAACTTTCGACCCCAAAAGACCACCAAGTGGGAAGCTTTTGTGACACCAAGACCCCAGAAAACAGTGTTGCCAGCCGCTGCTAAGCCCTTGATAACACTGAAGAAAGCTCCAGACGACAGTGGTGCCCTATGCTACTGGAAAAGGGGAGACTATTCGCCTCTCATTTGCCCTCCCTTAGCTCTATCTTATGCACTAATTTGGTGCGTATGTCCAAAGTTGTACCTTATCCGGTGTGGATTCTGCTATACTATAGAGACAACAAACTTATGCTATAGCTTAAGCCAAGCTAGAAGCTGTTTAGTTAGTAACTACTTACTGCTTATAAGCGAAAGCTTAGCTTAAGCTGTACAGGAAGAGCTAGCTTACTGCTTATTAGCGAAAGCAAGGCTTAAGTTTAAGCATAAGAGAGCATTCGTTACTAAGAACAATGGGAGGTCTCCCCAATCTACCGGGTTATTGGTCGCATGGGCGTCAGGTTAAGGCTGGTTGGGGTCTCCCTACATTATGAGGTCACTATGTCAGAGAAGAAGGTCGGTCGGCCCTCCAAGCAGGAGCTGGCCTCTACGGGAGAACTGAGCAAAAGGCAGCAGGCAGCCGCTTTGAAAGAGTTTAGACAGCGTCTGCTATTGCACCCCGGTTCTCCCAAGCTAATAGAGAAGCTGTTTGCCACTGCATTGGACGATGAGGCCAAGAATCAGGCAGTAGCTATGAAGCTATTGGCCGATCGCCTTCTTCCAGTTGCGGGGTTTACGTCAGATGGGAAGCAGCAGGCGTCGGTTAGTATTAATATCACTGGTCTTGAGCCTAGTCATGGCGTCACAATTAACGGAGAGTCGGGAGAGGTCGATGAATGAGCAGGTAGTAAAGGCGGCTAGGCACTACGGCTACCGAGGACCGATTGAACCCGGCATGATCCACCTGATACAAGAGGAGGGCTTCCGCCCCACGGCATACATGGACGACGTAGGCGTGGAGACAGTAGGTGTCGGAGCCACGGCAGAGAATATGGACGCCAACTTCTTCACCGAGACGTATCCTAAGTACGTAGACCGGGCACAGCGTAAGGTCAAGAGCTACCACAAGCTCCCGGAAGAGGCCCAGCTGGCTGTACTCTCCGCTGTCTACCGTGGGGACATGGGACCAAAGGCAGCGAAGCTGATTGACGAGGGCAAGTTCAAAGCAGCCGCCAAGGAATACCTGAACCACAAGGAATACAAGGAGCGTAAGAAGGAAGACCCCGAGGATGGGGTGGTCTTACGCATGGAGCGGAACGCAGAAGCGATAAGGAGTGCAGGTGGCGAATCTAAATCTACAGCTGACTCCATGGCAGGAGGAGGTCTTCGCTGACCCGAGCCGATTCAAGGTGGTGGCAGCAGGCCGACGAACGGGCAAGACCCACCTGTCAGCAGTGGCTCTGATAGTAGCGGCGCTCAATGGCAAGGACGGCAAGGTCTTCTACGTAGCGCCGACGCAAGGCATGGCCCGGGATATTCTCTGGGACAAGCTCTTCGAACTGGCTGGTGATATAGTAGAGGCATCGAATGTAAACAACCTTACGATCACGCTGGCGGGTGGGAACACAATCTACCTCAAGGGCGCAGACAGACCGGACACGCTGCGAGGCGTGAGCTTAAAGTATCTGGTGTGTGACGAGATGGCGTTCATGAAGGCGGACGTGTGGGAAGCAATCCTACGCCCTGCCCTGTCGGATAAGAAGGGGCATGCGCTGTTCATCGGAACCCCTGAAGGTCGCAACGCCTTCTACGATATGTACGCAGGGGCACAGCACTGGGAAGACTGGAGAGCGTGGACGTTCACCTCCCTAGACAACCCCTACCTAGACCCAGCGGAAATAGCCCACGCCAAGGAGACGCTTCCGGGCTGGGCCTACCGTCAGGAATACGAGGCTAGCTTTGACGCGCAAGGCAGCGAATACTTCAACGTAGAGGAGTTCCAGTATTATGCAGAGACACCTAAGGAAGGCGTCGACTACTATATTGCTGTCGACCTTGCAGGCTTCGAGTCTGATCGCGGAGCTAAGACTAAACGTAGAGACAACTCTGCTATGGCTATTGTGGCTGTTGATGGGTCCGGCGTCTGGCATGTAGAAAAGATAAAGTACGGACGATGGACGCTAGACGAAACAGCGGAGCACATATTCCGAGCGGTTGAGAAGTATCGGCCAGTGAGCGTGGGCATTGAGAAAGGCTTAGCGCAGCAGGCAGTCATGTCCCCATTGCAGGACATTATGCGTAGGACACACAGGGTGTTCCACATACAGCTACTCAGCCACGGCAATCAGCGCAAGCAGGACAGGATCTTGTGGGCGCTTCAGGGTAGATTTGAACACGGCCAGATTAAGCTAAGGCAAGACAAAGAGTGGAACGCTACATTCGCGGACGAGGCATCAGCCTTCCCGTCGCAGCTAGTACACGATGACTTGCTTGATGCGCTGAGCTATATAGACCAACTAGCGATAGTTCCCTATCAGTCGTTTGAAGAACACGACGACTGGGAGCCGGATGACGCAATAGCAGGTTACTGATGAGGATATATATAGATGAGTGGGATTGAGGAAATCTTCAAAGACGAAAAAGAAGACTCGGCCACTAGCCTAGTCGATTGGGTCATGGGCAAGTGTAACAACTGGCGTGACTACTACGAAGCCAACCACGCCGAGAAGCACAGCGAATACATGAGGCTCTACCGCAACCAGTGGTCAGCCGAAGACATGGAGCGCAAGTCAGAGCGGAGCAAGCTAATTGCACCGGCGCTGGCGCAGGCAGTTGAAAGCAACGTAGCCGAGATCGAGGAGTCAACCTTTGGGCGTGGCAAGATATTCGACCTGAAGGACGACGTGAACGATCAGGAAACCACCGACATGGTTTACCTACGTAAGAAGCTGCACGAAGACTTGCGGCTGGCTAAGATCCGGACCTCAGTGGCGGAGGCGTTGATTAACGCTGCTGTCTACGGAACCGGCATCGGCGAAGTGGTGCTTGAGGAGACCAAGGTTTATAAGCCTACGACTCAGCCCATGGGCGACTTAGGCATGTCAGAGATTGGCGTCACAGAAACCTACCGACCCCTCGTAAGACTAAACCCAATTCAGCCTAAGAACTTCCTAATCGACCCGGCGGCCCCTTCAGTAGACGAGGCGCTTGGCTGTGCCGTAGACGAGTATGTGTCACGTCACTACGTCGAGGAGTTGCAGGAGCAGGGCGTATACCTAGAGGAGTACGTAGGAGATGCGGCATCAGATACGGACATCGAGCCGGACGAGGGTGTTACATCCTTGGCCGAAGAGCGTATACGACTCACGAAGTATTACGGCAAAGTGCCACGAGACCTGCTTCTTGAAGCGGGAGTGGACGAGGAAGACATCGCCGAACCCGGTCACTACGTTGAATCGGTTATCGTCATCGGTAACGAAGGCACGTTGCTGAAGGCAATGGCCAACCCCTATATGTGTCAGGACCGTCCAATCGTGGCGTTCCAGTGGGACATAGTACCCGGAATGTTTTGGGGTCGGGGCGTGTGTGAGAAGGGTTACATGAGCCAGAAGGCTTTGGACACGGAGCTGCGCGCACGTATTGATGCGTTAGCCCTCACCACCCACCCCATGCTGGCTGTGGATGCTACACGTATTCCACGAGGCCACAAGCTAGAGGTACGGCCGGGTCGAATGATTATGACCAACGGCGCACCCGGCGAGTCGCTGATGCCTTTCAACTTCGGGCAGCTTAACGGAGTCACTTTCCAGCAGGGCGCACAGCTCCAGCAGATGGTGAGCCAAGCGACGGGCGCAGCCGAAGCCAACGCAGGCATGGTACAGAACGACGTCACCGCAGCCGGACAGTCTATGTCTCAGGGTGCGATAATGAAGAGACAGAAGCGAACCTTGGTTAACTTCCAAGAGAACTTCCTG